AGTTCATTGATCGTGAACACGATCTCAAAGAAATTTACTAACAATAACGTGGCTCTAAAACCTGTAATATCGTGTCTATAAGGTTTCTTATGATAAGAAAAGGAAATTAAATGTTTGCAATTGGTGACGAAGAATGGACCGGCTTATCAAAACTTATTGAAGAAGCTGGAGAAGTTATACAAATCGGCGGTAAGCTTATGGGTTCTAGAGGTTCTACTGATCATTGGAGTGGAAATATTCGAACTATGTTAATTGATGAGATCGCTGATTTAATGGGAGCCATTACATTTTTTTATGAGAAGAATTTTTCAGATGAAGAATTATATTCCATGAGTGCTCGAGCCAAAGAAAAGCTCGACATGTTTTATGAATGGCATGAAACTAACCCAACGCTTCCTAAGAGTGATTAATGAATTTAGATTTAATTGAGAAAAATGAAACTAATAAGAATTCTAAGGGCGGTACAGAACTACTGCAAGAAAGACTCTATTCTGGAAACGTACCAAGAGAATTATTAGAACAATTTCAAATTGTGTTCTCTAGAGTACGAGAACTGAAAGAAGATAAATTTCGAATATTCTACGCGCATGATTTGCCTGGGGATCCTGAATCAGAATTCCTGAAAAATGATGGTTGGAATAAGTTTCACAAACTTATCTTTGTATCTAATTGGCAGATGCAGAGATATATTGAATATTATAATATTCCATGGTCTCAGTGTGAAGTTATTGAGAACTCTATTGTTCCATTAAATCGCCATCCAGAAGCCGACAATGACGATGTTATTCATATTTGCTACACATCAACTCCACATAGAGGACTTCACATTCTTTATGCTGCATTTGATTCATTAACAAAAAAACACTCTAATATTATTCTGGATGTATTCTCATCATTTAAATTATATGGATGGGAACATCGTGATGAGCAGTATCAAGAATTATTTAATATTTTGATGGCTCATCCTCAAGTTCGTTATCATGGAACAAAAGATAATGATACTATTCTAGAATATCTTGAGACAACCGGCGATATATTTGCTTATCCTTCTATTTGGCCAGAAACATCTTGCTTATGTTTGATCGAAGCGATGTCTGCTGAGCTTATGTGCATTCATTCAAATTATGGAGCTCTTCCTGATACTTCGGCAGGATTCACATACATGTATCAATTTGAAGAGGATGAGAACAAGCACGCGACTAAGTTATATCATATTCTAGACAGTGCAATAGAACATGTCAATGATAAAGATGTAATTGCTCGTCGAAAATTCATGAAGATGTATGCCGATACTAGATTCAATCAACAGAATTCAGACCAGCGATGGTCTCATCTTCTTAGTAACATAATTGCTCATAATCCAGATAAGAGTCTGCCAAAACAAACGTATACGTATAGAGCATAATATGGGAGAAATAATTAATGGTCCGTGGGGAAATAGACCACCAGACCCCACGAGTCCAGATGATCATGAAATAGTAGAAGAAGTTCAAGAAGAACTCTCATTCTTAATGCATATGGTTTTTGAACAGATGCAGATGATTGGAATTAATGTTGACAATATTATGGAAGATGGTTATATTAAGGATGTACTCTTGATATCTGAGAGCCTTCGTTCATATTTAATGAAGATGCGAGGCCGATATCATCCTTGTCAGGATGTTTCCGATAACATGTATTACTGGGACGGCGAGAAATACCAGACACAGAAATCTTTATATGTGGAGTTCAAATGACAATTTATCTATGGGGTTCTTCAGATGACTTAATCGAATTAAGTGGAGATCTAATTGAAGAATATTATGCTCCAGAAGAAGAGTTTAAAGTTCTATTCTCAGATGGAACAATAATCAACGGTAGATACGATGGAGACTGGAATTATCATGTTCATAATTCTGGTAAAACATTAATCTGTAAGCGTTTTAGAGCTGGAACAAAAGAAGCTATGAAATACTGTGAGCATGATTATTCTGATGTCATTGCTATAGATGGCAACTTTGAATGGGTTGCCATAGCATCACAAATGACTGAGGTGTTGTCGTGATAATTGTAGACCTTCAGCAGGTCATGATCGCTAGTATCATGATGCAGATGGGATTCTCTGGAGGGTTAGTAGAGATTCCAATGTTTAAGCACATGGTTCTAAATTCGTTAAGATCATACAAACAAAAGTTTGGATCTAAGTATGGAGAGCTAGTGATTGCTACAGATACTGGAACATCTTGGAGGAAAGCATATTTTCCTTATTACAAGGCCAATCGTAAGAAAGATAGAGATGAGAGTTCTCTAGATTGGGAAAGCATCTTCAAAGGTCTTAATGAGATTAGATTTGATCTTAGAAATTACTTTCCATATCGAATTATTGAGGTGGAGGGGGCTGAAGCTGATGACATTATTGGAACTCTTTGTTTTGAATTTGGAAGTAAATTTCCAGGTTCTTCGCCAATTCTTATTCTTTCTGGAGACAAGGATTTTAAACAGTTACAATCATTTCTAAATGTAGAACAATATGATCCAGTCAGGAATAAGAAAGTTGTAGAAAATAATCCCAGTGATTTTCTTATAGAACATATTATTTCTGGTGATCGAAGTGATGGTGTTCCTAATATTTTATCCGAAGATAATTGTCTTGTTCTAGGAACTCGCCAAGGAACAATGAGTAAGAAGAGGATGTCTGAATTTAAGAGACAATCAAAAGATTTCTTCGAAGATGAACGAATTATTAGGAATTGGAATCGTAATTGCATGCTTATTGATTTATCATGCACTCCAGTAACTCTTAAACATGAGATATTGAAACAATATCATGAACAAAAAGGAAAGAATAAAGATAAAGTGTTCAATTATCTCATGAAGAATAGAATGAAACATCTAATGGAATATATTGGAGAGTTCTGATGTGGGAAACTAGATAATGAATAAATATGATAGAGCTACGGCTAAGTTTTATCACTTTCTGTATCCTCGCACAAACTTTTACTCAAAGTCCACAAAGACCCAAGCTCAGTGGACAAATGCAATGAAGGATTTTATTAATGAAGTTGGGAATTGGTGAAATTCTTGGCAAGGCTGCCAAGATGAAGACCAAAAAGGAAAAGGTTGATTATTTAAAACAGAATGATAATCGATCTATTCAAGACATCATCCAATACGCGCTCCATCCAGCCATAAAATGGGATCTACCAGAGGGAAAGCCTCCATATGTTCCTACACCCTACTTAGATCAGGAGAACATGCTCTATTCAAAAATTAGAAACTTGCGCCTGTTTGTAAATGGGAACGGAAATAACTTAACTAGAGTAAAACTTGAATCTCTCTTTATTCAGATTCTAGAATCTGTTACTCCTAAAGATGCTGAGTTACTCTGTTTGGTAAAAGAACGCAAGTTGCCTAAAGGCATAACTCAAGATGTTATAGAAGAAGTTTGGCCAGGACTCATTCCAAATGAAGCAGATCAAAAAGTTTCGGAAGAATAATTGGTCTGAAGACGATCATCCGATTGTTGAAAGAATAAATCCAAACAAAAAGAGATTTGATAGAGCCCTAAGAACTAGGGACATCGACTTCCTTGAGGATTATGAGGACTAATGCCTACGTATACGTTTCGAAACAAAGAGACAAAAGAAACATTTGAGATCGTTATGAAGATGGTCGAGCTCGACGAGTATAAAAAAGACAATCCTCATCTCGAAATAGTAATTACATATGCTCCACCATTAAAATACAATAATCATGGAAAACCAGATGATGGTTTTCGAGATGTTCTTAGAAAAATTAAGAAAGAGCATCCTCGAGGAGATGTTAATACATTTGATTAATGAAGTCGTCTCATAATAAAGAGAACACAAGTAGATGACTACAAGAACTACAAAGAGAGAAAAAAGACTTCTTAGACAACAACTTCAAGAAGCAGCAAATTCTCCAAATTTTGGATTAAACTTAACTAACGTAAAGCCATTAACACAGACACAGAGTGACGCATTTGTTGCTTGGGATTCCGGCAAAAATTTAATGCTTCATGGTATCGCTGGAACTGGAAAGAGCTACATTGCCATGGCTCTTGCTCTTCGAGATATTTTGGCTGGAATATCTAATCAGAAAAAAATAACAATTATTCGATCAGTAGTTGAAGTTCGTAAGATGGGATTTCTTCCTGGAAATCAGAAAGAAAAAGCAGCCGTGTACGAAGCTCCATATAATGCTATCTGTACAGAATTGTTTAATCGAGGAGATTCATATGACCTCCTTACTCGAAAAGGAGTGATTGAGTTCATCTCTACTAGTTTTATTCGTGGAGTCACTCTTAATGATTCGATCGTAATTATTGATGAGATGCAAAATTGTAATGGACACGAATTAGATTCAGTAATCACTCGTGTAGGTAAGAATTGTCGAATCATCTTCTCTGGAGACTTTAGACAATCTGACTTCACTACAGAACAAGAAAGAAATGGTCTCAGATCATTCATGAAGATTATTAATGCCATGAAGAGTTTTGAGTTCATAGAATTTCAAAAAGAAGATATTGTTCGATCTGCTTTAGTTCGTGAATATATCATTCAAAAAGACAACCTTGATATTCATATTTGATGCTTGCATTTAAACACGATTTCTTTCAACTTCCTCAGATTCAAAATGAGGATACTCCAAATGGTAGATTCTATATAACTCCTGAAGGAAATAGATATCCTTCAGTTACTACATTCTTGAGTAAATTTTCTGATCTCACTTGGTTAGAAGAATGGAAAGACAGAGTAGGAGAGGAAGAAGTAAATAAAAGGTCCACTCAAGCTAGACGAAGAGGAACAGCAGTTCACTCAATACTCGAAAAGGTAATTCTTAACGATCCAACATACGCCCGTGGACAGATGCCTAATAACCTAGAGATGGCTTCTAGAATAACAAACATCTTACGCGCGCGCGCGTCTATTATAAAAGGACTAGAAATCGGTCTCTGGTCAAACAAACTTCGATTGGCTGGAAGAGCAGATTGTGTAGGACTCTTTGATGGAATGTTATCTATCATAGACTTCAAAACATCAAGATACAATAAGAATGAAGAAGACATAGAGGGATATTTTCTTCAGACCACGATATATGCTATGATGGTAGAAGAACTTACTGGATTCTATATTCCTCAGATAGTTATTCTAATAGGAGTAGACTTTGAGACTCCACAAGTTATCGTTAGGCCTAAGAGACTATTTGTTTCAAAAGTTTTAGAATATACTGGTTGTTGCTAAAAATATGTTTACAACTGTTTATCTTTTGGTATATATCTAAAGATAGGACTACTAGGCGGGCATGAGGTAGTAGTTTTACCGACTGGGGAAGCTCGGATATCACCAGCCAGTGTTTGCTCATGTGCATAAGGCGAGTATGGTGAACCATGAAACTAACAATAATTGGACGCCCCATTGGCCGAGGAGTTACTCAACCTCTTCTCCGGGATGCCTCAAACTATTACTGTAATATTTTGATGCGTGACGATAAGTTTAGGCTTTCTGAAATCAGAGTTGAAGTATGTATAATTCAAAACTTTATGAGTGATCATAACAGAGTGGGATGTTCTGGTTGGTTAGATGATCGTCATCGGCCAAATAGATTCTATATTGATGTAGATTCGAATTTAAGTTATGACACTGCTCTGATATCTCTAGCACATGAATTAGTTCATATAAAACAAATGGCTATGGGAGAGAGGGCCGAAGGATTAGATGGCATGATCCGATGGTTTGGTCGACCATATGATGTTGCTCAGATCCATTATTATGATCTTCCTTGGGAAATTGAGGCCCATGGTCGAGAATATGGGTTGTATGATCGGTTTGTTCAGTCTATAAGAAATGAAGAACTTGAACCAGCCAAGATCATTGATGTTACGCAGAGACTCCGAGTAGCGTAACCGTAAAAAAAACCTTTACTTATGTATTATTTCGTGATATTAGTGATTCCATCGGAGGAAATTCCCTTTCCTTTGATAAGTTGGAGATGGAAATGCGAAATGATACTGATGGGAAGAAAGGATACGGTGTTAATCGTATCCTTCTTCTCAGTCCGGAACCGAGTGAATTGTCACGGAGGTCTGGAAGTCGAATCTTTATCGCGATAGCTGGAGAGAGTGTTATTGATTCAATTCTCTTTCAAACTCAACGGCCAATGGAAAACTATATTGAAGCGGCTGGAAGAGCAATTTCTCTTTCGGAACTCACTCCATGGAAGGCTGAATCAATCACTCTCAAACCCGCATTCAATCCGAATGTGGCTCCTGGATTGTTCCAAGAGCATCTTATTGCGAATGATTGGGTTCAAGACGAACAGAATGAAGCGTATGACGTGTTTATCGAACTCCAGCCACATGGTTTCGAAAATCTTCAGCCTCTTGGTTTTGAAACGGTCAATTCTAACCCAGTTAATGGATATGATGACGATCCATTAATCTTTAAGGTTGGAATTGAAGAACTTGGTCCTGAACTCGACCTATCTGAAACAATTGAACACCTTAATATGCAAGAACCCGGCGATCGGGTTCCTGGTGGCATGGGTCGAGTAAAAGATGCAGCAACCGATCGAAGACTTACCCAAAACAGAGAACCTCAATTAGAATCGGCGCGCCTCTCTCAGACGCGAGACGATAATAATGACCAAGAACGCCAACATGGGCGCCCCGGTCGAGTTAGAAATCCAATTTTTGATATGCGTCGAAGAGAGAATAGGGAGCTTGCTGCGGCGGGGCGATAATGAGCGGGAGTTGAGGAGCACTCGTCCCTCAAGATCGTCTCCCGCTGAACGAAATGCACATAGGGGCCGACCGCCCGGTATGTCGATGAGTCAGCGATTTAATCGTCTATTAGATGAGATAAAATAAAGAACTTAATGGGCGGAGAACAAAATTCTCCGCCCATTTTTCTTATAATAAATTCCCTTTACATCGAATATATTTTGTGATATAATCTACTCATGAAAGGAAAAATACATTCATTC